CTATAGTGTGACGAGTATACCCAACCAACTTGAATGTAACTCAACGGTTGAACTCAACCTAGTTGCAACCCGCAACCCGTAATTCAAGGGGGGTGGGTATAACTCTTCTCTACCACACACATTGTAGAAATAGTTTTGTAATCAACACTCTCTTGTGGAACAATTAACCTGTTTATTTGTATAATTAGGCATGGGAAAACGCAGGATATTTGAAGTATTTAATATAAGCACTGGGATGTGGGAGAGCCACATGATAGATGAGGACAGTTTTCACGATGGAATGAAGCAGCTCAATGAAGAATCACAAGTGTTGGATGCAGAAATAAAGATTATTAACAAGATTATAGAGCAGCAGTTAAATAAAAGGCCACCTCAAACCATTGAGAGTAGGGATTAACACTATAGTATATACACTATTGTGTATTTACTCTTTTCCTAGTATATTAAATAAACACAATAGTGTATACACTAGGGTTTTACTTTAAGTATATACACGTAAGGGAGTGAAAATGAATAAAAGAGGATTCATTGCTTTGCTATTAGCTTTTGTATTGAGCTATAGCTGCGCAATAGAAGAAATAATAACACAAGGTGATACGGATACTCTGTATGTATACCAGACAGATACCGTATACACAACCTATAATGATACCATATATGACGTTTATGTAGATACTTTGTATGATGAACGTGTGGGAGATACTGTATATGTCGTAACAATTGATACTGTGTATCAAATTGATACTGTATATGTAGGAGAGACCTACGAAGATAGTACGTTATACGATGTATACGTAGAGACTGGGAATGTACCACCAAGTTGTAGTCAGATATTGACAATAAGTCAAACGACTACCGATAATGTGTTGTATTCACAGGAATATATGTGTCCTTATACAATTCAGGGAGATATTGACCAGATTCCCGCTGGAAACTACATATTGAAGTCTTGGTATATAGACAATGCTGGTAATATGATCAGTACTGAGTTATATCAGTTCAGTATAATCGGAGATATGTACGTTCTAGTAGATGGAGACTATATAACACTATTATCTGGCAATTGATGGATACATTAAAAAGAAGAATAAAGGGTATAAATAAAGTATATAATATTTATACCGAAGAAGAAGCGGAATCCGAAGGATTACCGTATTTGCACTGGAAACAGGCAAAAGAGGGAGATTATGCCACTACAGATGACGGCTATGTGGGCCTATGTATTGGCAGAAAGGATTATACCGACAAAAATGGTCGGGTAAAGACCTTTGTGAAGCTGTGTCATGGCGCAAATTGGGCTGGCAATACTAATCGTATTGAGTATATGGTGAATAAAGCCTATGGAAGTTATTCACAATCCAATCCTAAGTCATGGCAGGATCGAGAGTCTCGAAAAACACGTACCAAGAACCTAGTAAATGCCTATGTCGGGCAAGCACTCTCTAGTCAGGGATTTGATTACAATAAGTTGGGTAATATATATCGCCCTGACCAGCTAGAACCGTCTGTGACGGTAAAGAGGGTACTGAAACAGGAGTTTATCAGAGATATGATAGAGAAGAAACTAAAAGAGATTATGGAAGAGAAAGGTATCAGCAAATCCTCGGTAGTTGACACCATGCTCGAAGCAGTAGACATTGCTCGTCATAAACAAGATGTCACCAATATGCTAAAAGCATGCGATTATTTTATGGAGCTACTGGAAATGAAACCTTCTAAGAAGATTACAACAGATACATTACAGTTAGACGTGTCCAGTAGCATAGCAGACGCAATAGAATCTGAGGAAAAATCTTTGCTGATGCAGCGGAAAGAAGAAGTCAATGAGTCAAAAGAATCTAGTCAGCCCTGAAGACCAGTATCTGGGCGTTGATCCTCACAATATTATTAGAATGCAGATAGAGATCGCTGTAGAAGCTTTGGCTGATATAGCAAATAGCAGTTCTATGTCTAATGAATCAATGAAGAAAACAGCATATGATGCTATTAATGAATTAGAAATGATAGACGCAATGTATACCTATGGATTCAAAGACTGAGAATCTAAAAAAAATAAAAGAAAATCTAGTATTGTTTGGTAAGGTCTGTATGCCGAACATGTTTTCGTCAGCATCTCCTTCATTTCACTATGAAATATCGACGAGGCTGATGAATGAGGATATAAAGCAGATAAATATTGTCGCTCCCCGTGGTCATGCAAAGTCCTCTATCGTTGGTGGTGTTTTTCCTCTTTATCACCTCATGTTCCACGGGGGGCAAAAGTTAATTGTACTTGTTTCAAGAACGCAAGACCATGCTATTAAATTATTAGGTACTTTAAAGGACTGTTTAGACTATTCCAGTAATTTCAGGGGCTTATTTGGTTATTGGGGGCAATATTCAGCTAAACAATGGTCTAAATCGGAGATTGAACTGAAGGATGGTTCAATGGTTATATGTAAAGGTACTGGTCAGCAGCTTCGTGGTATAAAAAAGGGCAATCAACGCCCTACCCTTATTATAGTAGACGATCCAGAGGACGAGAATAATACCAAGACCTCTGAAGCTATGGAAGTAAACTTACGCTGGCTGTTGCAGAGTGCGCTCCCCTCCCTAGACCCACAACGTGGCCGTATAGCGGTCATTGGTACTCCGCAGCACCAGCGTTGTCTTGTTGAAACATTAAAAGAGATGTCAGGCTGGGAGAATATGCATTTCGCTCCTAATATTGAAAAGAATATCTCATTATGGGAAGAATGGCATCCTATTGAAAAATTATTAAAGAAAAAAGAAGAACTTGAGTCTATAAATCGAGTTTCAGTGTTTTATAGAGAATATCTGTGTCAAATCATTGGAGACGAGGATCAGCTGTTCCAAGAAAAGTATTTTCAGTATTATGATGGCAAATTAGTTCATGGAGAAGGCGGTGATGCGTTTATTCAATTTAAAAGTATAAACGGGAAGGACACCGACCAGCTATTACCAATAAATGTCTTTATGGGGGTAGACCCTGCATCATCAACACGAAAAACAGCAGATTATAGCACTATAGTTGCTGTAGGTGTTGATAATGAAAATAATAGGTATATACTCCCTTACTACCGCAAAAGGGCTACCCCTATGAATCTTGCTAATCAAATAATAGAGCATTTCAAGATAATGAAACCTTCTAAGGTGCGGATAGAATCAGTAGGCTATCAGGAGATGCTGCGGGAGTATATAAGGGAACGATGTGATCAAGAGAACATGTTTATTGCTGGTCTAGAGATAAAGGAAAGGCCAAGAGCAAGTAAATCAGCAAGACTGGAAACTATGGAACCATACTTCGCTCAGAACAAAGTATACATGCTTGATAACATGGAAGAACTAAGAGATGAGTTATTATTGTATCCAAGAGCTAGGAATGATGATTTATTAGATGGCCTATACTATGCAATGAAGAATACCTATACACCTGCTCACGAAGCAAGCGATATGAAATTAAAAGAGGATCAATACGTAACAGATAAAACTTTTGATTGGATGATTGCTTAAAGTATAATTAATTTAGAGGGAACAATAATGACCTCGATTTCGTATAAGATGATGTTGCGAAGCATATTTCCACATGCCAGAGATACATCCAGAAGTAAGACTAACCCAAGACTTATTCTCTAACTATAGTTCTGCACGTTCAGACTGGGCTAGTCAAGCAGCTGAAGATGCAGAATTTCGAGCAGGGAAGCAATGGTCTGATAAGCAGGTAAAGTCATTACGTGCTAGAGCACAGGAACCTCTAGTCGTAAATGTGATCCACCCAGCGGTAGAGCAAGCAAAAGCTATGCTTACCGCCAACTCTCCCAGATTTCAATCTACAGGGCGAGATACTTCAGATACAAAAGTAGGCAGGATATTCTCAGACCTTATGTCATGGGTCTGGGACATATCAAATGGCAATACTGAACTAAAACAGTGTATTGATGATTATTATGTAAAAGGCATGGGTGTGATGGTTTCATATATAGCCCCAGATGCTGATTTCGGTAAAGGTGAAGTATATATTAAATCAATTGATCCATTCTCTGTTTATTTCGATGCTGACTCACAAGACCCGTTCTGTCGGGATGCTAGTAATATTATAATAGCAAAGCGCATTACAGAAAAAGAATTAATTCAAATATATCCAGAATTTGAGGAAAACATTAGACAATCCTCAGAAACAAGCCATATAAGCTCAGTGGATGAGAATCGTTTTGGTATAATGAAAGAAGACGTTCTTCCTAAGTCCAGAAAGCATGAAATGTTGGATGTTGATCTTGAACGTGAACTGGAAGTATTTGAAAGATATACCAAGGTAAAAGTACCATATTACAGGATATTCGACCCACTGTCGAATGAAGAGAAAATTATAAATGACCCGCAATATGCAGAATACAGAGAAGAGCCAGCAGTTATATTAACTGTTTCTGGAGGAGAACAGCAGATATTCACAGACGAGCTCAATGTATCCAAATTCATGCAAATACATGATGATATTGGTAAAGTGTACCACTTAGAGCTTGATCCGCTAACAGGACAACCTACACCAGTAGCTGGTCGTGAGAATGAAAATTCAATACCGAATAGCTATACTGCTATTGATCCCATCACCAAAGCTGAACTTATTGACAATGAAAAGATTATGGTCAATAAGATAATGGCTACCAATATAAAACAATGTATCTCAGTAGGTGATGAGTATCTGTATTCTGTAGTATTGCCTATAGAGGATTATCCGATTGTTCCATTTATGAATAATCATAACAGAAATCCTTATCCAATAAGCGATGTTAGAACTGTACGTGGATTACAGGAATATATTAATAAGCTGCGATCTCTTATTGTTGCCCATGCTAGTAGTTCAACTAATGTTAAACTGCTTATCCCCCGTGGTTCAATGAATAAAAAGCAATTAGAAGAAGAATGGGGTCGTGCAGGTACAGCTGTAATTGAATTCGACCCAGAGCTTGGACAGCCAATTGTAGCAGGGCCAGTACCGCTGCCTAATGAATTATATAAGAATGAAGC